TTTGTAATGAGCATAATAAAATCGTTACTGATGATTTCAAGAAAGATATCTATCAAATGTTCCGTGATGGCATTGCACTGGAGGATAAAGTTATTGAGCATGCGTTTGCTATGGGCGGAATTGAAGGCATCACCAAAGAAGAAATAAAACAATATATTCGATACATAGCAGATCGTAGATTGATTCAACTTGGTCTTAAATCTAACTGGAAAGTTAAAGATAATCCTTTGTCCTGGTTAGATTGGATCATCAATGGTGACTCATTTAAAAACTTCTTTGAAGGAACAGTGACCGATTACAACGCAGCTGGAATGGTTGGCGATAATTGGGGCTGGGACTAATAAGGACGTTATCGGAACTTTTTATGAATAAAGTATTAGGAAAAAGGGGTAAACCACCTCTTTCTAAAGAATTAATTGATTATTTAAACAGTATGTATCCTGACGTATTACCTCGTCGCATGCCTATGACTATTGAAGAATTGGCACGTAAACAAGGTGAACGCAGCGTTGTGGATCATCTGATTGATATATACAACGAGGAAATTTGATATGTGCATGAGCAGACCAAGTCCTCCGCCACCAACTCCAAGACCAGCTCCAGCAGCTGCTCCGGCGGCAGACGTTAAACCATCCTTAGAATCAGGAGCAGAATCAGCAGCTCGTAAGAGACGCCGTATGTCATCTGGATCTAAGAAATTCCGCGTTAACCTTTCACTATCACCTGGCTCAGCAAACGTAGGCGGCTCAGGTCTTACAGGGTTAAACATTCCAAAAATTAGAGGATAAATCCTATGGAACAACTGAATAAGAATAGTTCAGTTGCTCATCGTTATGCCGAATTAGAAGCTCACAGGGAAACATATCTTACAAGGGCACGTGCATCAGCTAAGTTAACAATACCAATGCTGGTGCCTGAAAAAGGACACTCAGCTGACACTGTCTTTGATACACCTTTTCAATCAGTAGGAGCCCGAGGGGTTAACAACCTGGCTTCTAAATTACTACTAGCTTTACTCCCACCTAATAGTCCTTTCTTCCGTCTTACTATTGATGACGCCACTATGGCTGCATTAGGACAAGAAAAGGTCGGTGCTGTAGAAGCTGGTCTAGCCCAATTAGAGCGTCAAGCTATGTCTGAATTAGAGACATCAGCTGCACGTGTTCCAGTATATGAAGCACTAAGAAATCTTATTGTTACTGGTAACGCTCTTATGTATATCCCAAAAGATGGGAATATTCGTGTGTTCAGGCTAGATCGTTTTGTAGTGAAACGTGATGCGATGGGTAATGTACTAGAAGTTATTACCAAAGAAACAGTATCACCTAGATCACTCCCACAGACACACTTAGATGTCTTACAGGAAAAAGGTGAAGGTTTAGATAAAAGCTATGATCTCTATACTCGCTGCTGCTTGAAAGAGGGCAGATGGGATATCTACCAAGAAGTTGGTGGTGAAATTGTTGAGTCTACTAGAGGTGATCTACCTAAAGATAAGTCTCCATTTATTCCACTACGTTTCATTCGTATTGACGGTGAAGACTATGGTAGAGGCTACGTTGAAGAATTCTATGGTGACCTCTCATCATTAGAGGCACTCACCAGAGCAATTGTAGAAGGATCAGCAGCAAGTTCAAAAGTACTATTTATGGTTCGTCCAAATGGTACAACTAAAGTTAGTGCATTAGCTAAGGCTGACAATGGAGCATTTATCCAGGGTACAGCTGAAGATGTAAATGTATTACAGATGAATAAAGTTGGTGACTTCAGAGTTACACAACAGACTGCTGCAGAAATTACAGATCGTCTAGCATTTGCTTTCTTATTGAACTCATCAGTACAACGTGACGCTGAACGTGTCACTGCTGAAGAAGTCAGATTTATGGCACAAGAGTTAGAAAGTGCATTAGGTGGTGTTTACAGTATCTTGTCTCAAGAGCTGCAAATGCCAATGATTAAACTAATCATGAATCGCTTAGAGTCACAAGGCAAGCTGCCTAAGTTACCTAAGGATACTCTTAAGCCTTCAATCATTACTGGTCTTGAAGCTCTGGGTAGAGGACAAGATCTTAATAAACTAGCTACCTTCTTAAAGTTCTTACAACCACTAGGTGCCGATGTATTAGCTAAAGAGATGAACATTGACGATTACATTGATCGTTTAGGTGCATCACTTGGTATTGATACTCGTGGACTGATTAAGTCTATGGAACAGAAACAGATGGAAGCACAGCAAGCTGCTCAAGCTCAACAAGCTCAAATGATGCAAGAGGCAATATCTCAAATGGCTCAAAAGGCCACCCCTGCCGTTGCAAAAGGAGTTGTTGATCAGCAGATGCAACCTACTCAATAACACTAAGGGTTACTTCGGTAGCCCTTTTTAATTACAGGAAAACTATGGCCGATACTATTACATTAAACAGTGACGAGACTCCGCACGAGGAGACTCAAGAATATCAACAAGAAATGGTTGATAAAGCTGAGGCGTTAGACAACCCTCAGGAAGCTAAGCCTGATTGGCTGCCAGAGAAATTTGATTCTCCAGAAGATATGGCAAAGGCTTATGCAGAGTTGGAATCTAAACTAGGTTCTAACAACAATGAAGAAATTGAATCTCAGCAAGAACAACAAGAAGAAATCGAAGAGTTTCTAGATGAGCAAGGCATCGACTTTAATGCCTTATCCCAAGAATACTTTGAAACAGGTGGGCTATCTGATGAAGCCTACTCAGCTCTTGCAGAGGCAGGAATTCCACATTCAGTTGTGGATCAATACATCCAAGGGCAAGAAGCTCTAATGGGTGACATTCGTACTACCGCTTTTGATTCAGTCGGTGGCGAAAACCAGTATCAAGAAATGATGGAATGGGCAGCAAATAACCTCTCTGATGGGGAAATTGATGCTTATAACAACGCACTTGATACTACCAATATGGACTCGGCGTTATTAGCCATTCAAGGATTACACGCTCGATATCGTTCAGATGTAGGGGTACAACCCGACCTGTTCACCGGTGATACAACAGGTTCATCTGCTGGTGTCTACAACTCTGTCGCAGAATTGACACGAGATATGTCAGATCCGAGATACGAGAGTGATCCAGCGTTTCGGCAGATGGTTGCTAGGAAAGTTTCCCACAGCAACGTCATCTAACTCCTGTCCGGCGTAGCTTCGGTTACGCCACTTTATTAACAAACCATATTTACGAACAATTACCTTTGACCCTCTGCGGAGGATAATCTTAGAGAAAGGGAAGAAAGAAGGTTGTTATAGGCAATTTTTTTAATTTTATTTAAAGGTAAATAATATGGCACTTCCAAATTACGACCCATCACGTTTGGGTCAAATAAATGCTACAGGCGACGATCGTTCGTTGTTCCTGAAGCTGTATGCTGGTGAAGTATTAACTGCTTTCCAACATACTAACATTGCGATGCCTTTGCACCGCACACGTACAATTTCAAATGGTAAGAGCGCATCATTCCCTCTAACAGGTTATGCGGCTGCTGAATACCATACTCCAGGCACAATGATTGATCCTGGTAAAGTTAAGCATGGCGAGCGTATCGTTACTGTTGATGACTTACTAATCTCACCTACTTTCATCGCTAACATTGATGAAGCTATGAATCACTACGATGTTCGTGGTATCTACGCTAAAGAGTCTGGTGCTGCATTAGCACGTCAAGCTGACCGTAACATCTTCCGTATCGTTGCTAAAGCTGCGTCTATCGCGTCTAACGCT